ATACACCAAATATATGGTCAATATCATTATCATCAAGTTTCAGTCCTATTAAAAAATCTGCAAGTTTAGTTTCTTCAACTTTTGATTCTTTAACTGCTTTAGGTTTACCCTTTGCATTTACTTCATCTTCGATATCCTCAGCGCGATCTTCATCAACATCATCTTCGTAATCTTCTTCACCTTTTTTGGTTTTAGATTTATCACCTTTGTTTCCACCTAAAGTTACTACATCATATGCTTCGTCTTTTTTATCTTCATCTTCAAAGTCTTCTTCATCTTCTTTAGTTTTAGACTTATCTCCTTTGTTTCCACCAAATACAACTTTGTCATAAGCTTCATTTACAAAACTTGCAAAATCCATAATAGTAGATTCATTCTTTTCAGCATCTTCCTCTTCTTCTTTATCAAACTTAGCATCTTTCTTTAAAGCATCAATTTGTTTATCGTCAGATTTAACAGCTCCTTTATAATGGTCTGCCTTTTCTTTATCATCTTCAGAATCAACTTTCTTATCGCCTTTGTCTTCTAGCTCATCTCCTTCTTTTTCATCTTCTTTACCTTTAGCTTCAGCGCCTTCAGCAAGAGGATCTGCAGAGGCAGCCATAGGAACTGCGTAATCTTCTTCTTCTTCATTATCATTACGATAATTTATATTCTTATTAACTGTTGTTTCTTTTTCTTTAATGAAATCTTCAAATGCCATTATTCTTGTGGTAGCCTTTGGGGTTTCTTCTTCTTCCGAAGCAACATCAATACCACCTTCATCCTCTACTTCATCTTCTGCAGCAGGAACTTCTTTAGTGATTTCTTGTTCATCAGAAATAACCTCATCTTCGATTTCATCAGAAGCTTCTTCTTCTACTTCTTCTACTTCAGATGCAACTACTTCTTCGTCGCCTTCTTTATCTTTAGTACCTTCTAAAGATTTAGGTTCGCCTTTGGTGTTCATTTCATCTTCGATATCCTCAGCACGATCTTCTTCAAGTTCATCCTCAGATATATCACTACTTTTCGCAAATGTTTTAGACATTGCTTCGAGTTTAGAAAGTAAATCTTTTTCTTTCTTTAGCTCATCTATACTGTTAAAACCAATCTTTTTGATCAATTCATCAACAGCCTCTTTTGTTACTTTTGCAGATTCTGTGATCGGTTGATCTTTAGCAGACATTGCAGAAAACTTTTTGATTGACTTCATGTTAGTTATTTTTATTTTTTTTATATATCCATGCTCTTAAGAAAAGATATTATCTATTAGAATCTTATATTCTGAACTTCAAACGGAAACTTTTCTTCTTTATATATTGCCCGCCTTGCAATACCGTGGCGGTAGATATAATTAACCCAGTCATGGTCTGCGTCTTTATACCTAAAATCATCAATAAAGTCGTATATTTTTACAACGTCCTTTGATGAATGCTTTCTTAATCCTCTACCAATACTTTGTCTAATAATTACTTCAGACTTAAAACTTTCGGTAAAAAAGATATTATGTATGTTTTTAATTGAAATACCAGTAGAAAAGGTTCCGTATGATGCTACAATAATAACATCATCATTTTTTTCCATTCTACTTTTAAACTCTTCTCTGATATCTACATTAACTGAACCGTCTACATAGTAAACTTTCTTGTCAGTTATTTGTCTTAATTTTTGGTGTAGCTTTTCACCGTATGCAATCTTATGAAATAAAACTAATGAATTCTTTGTTGATTTTTTAATTACTTGGCAAACAAAATCTAATCTCTTTTCACTTTGATTAATAAAATTCTGTTCTAATCCAAATAATCTTTGTCTATCTTGTGGATTTTTTGAAAGAAAAGAAAATGATTCTTTTTGCTCTGGTGTTGCATAATCCATGTGGAGCTGCATAACTTTACAGCTTGCAATAAACCCAGCTTCTTGTAACTGGTTTGCTTTTACTTGAGTAACTAAAGGGCCCATCGCAGACATTAGGCTTAATCTATTGACAGTTCCTTTTTTAGGAATTGTTCCACTTAAACCAAATCGGAAGTCACAGTGCCAACATTTATCCATAATCTTTTGAATAGAATTAGCTTTTGCTTTGTGAGTTTCATCTACAAATACTGCATCAAACTGACTGAAGTATTCTTCATCTTTTTTAACTAGGGATTGGTAAGTTCCAATTACTAAGTTAGAGCTTTTCCTTATTTTTGCACCAGCATATATTTGTTGAGTCTTTAAAGGAATACCGCATTTATTGTATTCATCAAAATCACCAGTTGCTTGTAAAACTAAATTTACATTAGGGACAATCATTAAGAGCTTTTTCTTTCCTAATTTATCCATCATATAAGCAACGACCATAAATGATATTAAGGTTTTACCTGCTGATGTTGCAAGTTCAGCTAAACACCGCCTGTACTTTAGAATTTTAAAGGCCGCATCAATTTGATATTCTCTAGGTTTAAAGTCTGGTTGATTTAAGAATATTTTAGTTACCCATTCACGGAATTCGTCTTCTTTAATTTCAGTATCAAAAATATTAGTTATGCCATTTAAAGAAATAGGTAAATCGTAGTCTTTACATATATCTAACACTTCTTTCCATAAACCTGCTGGAATTTTATTTCTTTTTACAAATGATACATTACCATCCCATACTTTCTTTTTAACTAAAGGGTGAAATCTCCACCCTTCAATTTTCTTAGTTAAGCTACTTTTTAATTGCTCATACTCTAATTCAGTACAAGAATCAATAACTAAAAACTTTTTATTTTCGGATAGAGATAGTTCCATTAGTATTCTTTGTCGTCTAGGTTAATTCGGTTACGAATTGCAAATGCTAAGTTATCACAGGTCTTTATACATTCTTGGTAATAATCCATGTGAGATTGTAACATTTCCATTTGTGTTCTTAAGTGGCTTAAATCAGCTTTAATAAATGCAACCTTTTCACCGCTTGTTAATTTAATATCATAATCAATAGAATACTCCCTGTACTTTATTTTATAATATCGGTCATATGCAGCTTGTCTTTTATGCTTGGTTGTTTTAAAGTCTGTAATTTTATCTAATAAGATTTGTCTATAAGATAACATTAATACTTGGCATTCTGCTAAATTAACCATTTCTTTTAGTAAGCCAACTAAGTTAGTTACTTTTATCTTCCAACTATCGCGGTCTGATGCTAGCCTCTTTGCTAGCTCTTCATTAGCTTCCCCTGTTGCTGTATCATTATACTCCATTAAAATATACCTTTATCATTATTAATCTTTTTAAAACTCTTTATTTTAGGCTGAAACCTTTTTTTAGGTTCAGGTATAAAAAAACTAGTTTTAACTTCTTTTAAATCTGATTTATCAAATTTAGCAAAAAACTTAATCTTTTTATTACTTGTTTCTAAATCTTTATGAAAGTCATCTATTTCCTCAGTCACAAAATTGTTATAATTTTTTAAACTCATCATATGAAAATAATATCTAATGAGTTATTTGTAAAATATTTATCCAAGTCACTTAAGCACCCAGTTCGATTAGTATACTCCCATTTTACTAAATCATTTAAATCTTTTACTTTTCTTGATGGAATATTAAAATCTTTTATAAACTTATCCCACATAAAAACTGTTTGGCCACCTTTTAATTTTTCAATCATTCTGGTTTTACCTTCCCTGTCGTTATCAAAGAAATATCTTGCTGTAGGTATTTCATTAAATTCAATTATTTGTTTTTTGACTCCAGTTAAACCAATTGAATTATTCATAAACATTGCATCAATAGGACCTTCAAAGATAGAAAAATCTCTAGCCATATCAACATTTAAAATACCAAATAACATTGATATTTTATTTAAATTATCTAACTCCTCTTCATTAACATTTAATGGTAGTTTTAACCTATCATATATTCTTTCAATATTCCATGTCTTATATTTAGGACCACCATTGCCACCTAAATCTCTAGTTTGAAATCCTAGTATCTTGCCGTCGGGTGTTAAATTAAAAACATATAATTCTCTACGCCTAGGATCAAAAGCAAACCTTTCAGTCTTATGATGGAGTAATCTACTTTTTAAATATGGGTATGCTTGGTATGTAAGTGTATTAATTGGATATACATTAAATCCTAATGCTAATTCATCAAAAGTTAATGCAAGTTCTTTAGCTTTATCAAAAAGATAAAAATCTAAATTTTCACCTAATGAAAAATGTTTGCGATTTTCTTTAATATAATTAATTACATCAATTCTATCATCACCTTCAAAGTTTTGATTATGTTCTGCTAAAAAAACATCTAAAGATGCATGAGCTGAACAATTATAACAATGAAAGAATAAATCATTCCAATAAAGGTTACCTCTTTTCTTTCTAACATTATCAGTGGAATCACCACAGTAAGGGCATGCAAAATTTAATCTGCCTTTACTCTCCAGTAATCTTCGTTTTTCTGGATGAGAATGGTTAGTATGAAGAACTCGGACCACCTTATCGATGATCCGAGCTTTCATTTCAGAAGATATTATTACTTCTTCTGCCATAATTATTAAAGATCTAACCCATTAATAAAATCATCAAAATCTTCTTTCTTCTCTGTGCTTTCGGCAGGTTGAGTTTCAGTTTTTGATTCAGTCGTTGCTATTGTAGCAGCAGCCTTTGTTGCCTCAGTGTTAACCGGAGCAGGTTTTGATCTAGTGATGTTTTGGATTGAATCCCCTGGAGATACGAATTGCGATAATACATTCATTACCTTTCCTCTTACAACATCATCCCATGCTTTATAACCCCAATTACCTAATTCTGGTGCAGAATCTAATAAACCTAAAATTGATTTACGACTTGCATCATCGTTAGATACCGGTTCACCTTCAATTGTCATAGGTGATTTATTTCCATGGAATTTACTTGAATCATAATTAGGAAAACCACCTTTCTTAGAAATTACTAATTCAAAGTTCTTTCCTTCAAATGGATCAAATACTTGTGTAGGTTCATCAAATTGTGGATTCAGTTCTTCATCAATTTTAGTTTTGATTTTATAACCGAATTTCATAATTTTAACTTGCCCTTCAAGATCTCTGTTTTGTGGATCCTTTACGATTTGTACCAATGCATAGAATACTTCTCTACGCTTTAAACCTTCTGACATCTTTTTATCTACTGCAGATTCAGAGTTTCTTAGTTTGAAAAACATATCCTGAATAGGATCTTTTTCTCCAACTGTTGATGGGGAGTCAGCATAAAAGCCGTTTCCTTCTCTGTCTTCTAACCAGTAGACATACTTACGTTCGAATGGTTTTCTTGGGTTTTTAGCATTAGGTAGAAACCTAATTAAAGATCGGTAGATACCGTCTTGTCCTTGATCTGGTTTAGGTGTGTATAAATCACTTCCTGCTGTGGAAGGTCTTTCACCAGTGTCTAAATCTTTTACACTTACGTTAAAAATGTCAAATTCATTTGCCATGTTAATTGCCTTTTTTTTGTTATTATTTAATTGTTTAAAAATGATAACAAAGCTCTGTGCCTAAACTATTTTATTTAATTGCCTATTTATTTTGCCTTGTTATCGCCAGTTTAAAAGTAACCAATAATTATTGATTCCTTTGTTTATTATATATCCCCTAAGTAAGTTTGTTTCAGCTTACTCGAATATTATTTTCAATTATTGCAGTTATATCACTTTCACGTAAACTAAATACAGTATTACCATCAAACATAAGTTCAGTACCAGCAAAGTCATGAAATAGAACTCTTTTACCTATTTCATATTCAGCATCTTCTACATCAATACCAATTGCAATGATTGTACCTGAATATGGTGGAGCATGCATGCCTTCTTCTTTTGGTATAATTATGCTTCCAATCTTTTCAATTGGCTTATCTTTTTTTAAGAATATTCTATCTCCTAATGGTTTTATCATATTATTTTAAATTTAATTAGTGTAAAGCTGAAACAAACTCCACATGTTGCAATATAATTTTTATCTATATCTAGTCAGAAAAGTATCTAGTTACTAGCTTTTAATGCTTTAAGTATAAAGTAGGCATCAATGATATCGTCAATAGGTTTAGGTATTTTAATGCTGAAGTCCTTTCCTTGTGTCCATTTCCATAATTTAGTAGATCTTAGGTTCTTATCATTGAGGACATCATCTTGGAATGCTTTAGCCATATAATGTTTGTTTGCATTACCCTTACCAGCTAGTTTCTTTACATGAGAAGGTTGAAAGATAGATAGATTTTCTATTGTATACTTATCTATTAGTTCCTTTCTTAAAAATGTATTATACTGAATAATGTCTATAAATGAATTTCCCTTTGAGCCATACGAAAATCCTTCTAGCGCAACTGCTACTTTATCGCCTTCAAATAGTGTTGAAAATATATTAACCATAAGTGAACTAATATTTCCAGCATCTTGTAACTTTTGGCGCTCTCTTGGTAAAAACTCTTTACTTGTCACATCTCTATTATAAGGAAATCCTAGCATTGCAGAATCATCCATTAATTCTTTATGTACACTGAATGCTTTTGGTATTTTTTTACCTTCTTCATCCCATATACGATTTCCATAATTAAAAAAAGTTATAAAGTGATATTTGCCATCATCTGTTTCTACACAGACACCTGGGCTATTTAGCGAAAAGTCAATTCCTATGTTAATCATTCTATTTATATTCTCTTACCAATAACTGCACCTAGCGCAGCACCAACAAGACGTGAAGTTAGTAAATCATATAAAGCACCCTTTTCTATACCTAAAACTTTTGCTACTGCCTTACCGAGAGTTTTCCCTAAAGCAAATCCAGTTAAACCACCAAATATACTTCCTAAGATACCTTCATTTATAATTTCTTCAACAACAGTCTCTAAATCCCATTTTTATGATCTTCCATAATTCTATCTACAGCCGTATCAATTGCAGCATCCTGTTCTTCAGTTAATTCATGCGATTCATTTAATAGATTTTGTATATCTATAGCATCATTATTATTTTCAGTAAGATAATCTTTAAAAGTTTTCATTTAGGTTCTTTATTTGTTTATATATTAGTCTATGTTAACTGTGACATCCAAAATGTTATAAGTAAACTCCATATCAAAAGTTTGAAATTCAACAGTGTTACTTGAAAAGTTTAAATCTAAAGCTCCTATATTTGAAATAAACATATTCTTTAATTGGATAGTCACAAAGACAGTTCCATCTGCATCTAGCATTTGAACACCTACACCTTCTGGTAAATACGGATGCTTCCCACTTAACTTATAGTAATAATCAAACATTTCTACAGCCATCCAATAATTAACATAACCATCAAATGCTTGCATGGTAACTGTCATTGATTTATCAAATAATTGCTGAGCAGGTATACTAGATCTAAATGCACGAGTATTACCAGGATAATCTGTCTGTGTTACTGGATCAAATGATGGCCCAGGCAAGTTAATAGATTGAATTCCATAGTTCCAATAATCAATAGGTTCTTTTATTAACCCACCAGGTATTCTTGTTAAAAAAGGTTTATATTTTTTAGCAATAGCATCAGGTATAAAGTTCCTAGGGAAGTCAAATTTAAATTGATTATTTCTTGCACTTAGTATCATAGTTTATAAAATTTCATTATTTGGCCCTTTTACTATAGTTGTACTTGTATTATTACCAATCGTATAATTTTGTAAATTTTTTGCTGCATTTTTCCAAAACCCTGGATCAATTGCTCCGGTTCCTGCAACAGTAACAGCTTCAACCATAGCTCTTTTTTGTTGATTAGCAAGTTTCTGTTCTTCTACAGCCTTATTCACTGCCGCTGTTCTTCGTTGCATTTCTTGTATTTTTGTAGATTTTAAATCAGCAGTTAATTCTGCTATTTCATTTGCCATCTCTGTATTGTTTTGTTGTAGTGATAAAATAGTAGCATCATTACTAATATCATTAATAGTTGATTTTTTAAGTGTTCTCTTAAGTTCAGTGTTCTCTTCTTTTAATATAGCTAATTCAGTACTATATGATTCTCTTTGTTCTTCAATCTGAGATAATAGTGTAATTCTGTTGGCCGCATCAAATGCTAACCAAATACCTTGATATAAAACAGACTCGTCAGAAATTGATCCATCATCAGGGCTAATCATTCTAGTTGAAATATAAAAGTTTTCATTATCTAAAGCTAATATTTTCTTACTATCAGATCTAGATATTCTAAATAATACTTCACCTTTTGATAAATCAACTTCTTTAACTTGAGTATGATTTTTAATGTCTATCTCATCAGTAGTACCAATAAAAGTTATATAAATAGTTCCTACATTAGTTAAATCTATTGGAGTATCTTCACCTTCAATAGTATCAAACATAGTAAATAGAAAATAATCATCAAACGGCGATATTCTAATTATACCATCACCCTGTGGTAGTGGAGATTCATTAACTGCTAGATTAACAAATTTTTGAAAATATTCTTTCTTAATTTTAGTTACCGCTACGTTATTTCTTATACCTCCTGTCGGTTGTTTAGTATTAGCTTTCTTTTTAACCAATTCAGCTTCAGTGAGTTTCTTTTGTGCTGCCATTTGTTATTGTTTTTTTATTTCATTAAATCGCAAAGATCCTGGATTATTTGCAGTCGTTCCAAAGCTAGGACGTGGTATTGTTTCTTCTGTTACAGTTTGGATTTTAACTGGTGCTATGGCTACTTTGACATTTAATCTATCTCTAAATGCAGTTACATATTTTGTTTTTACAACTAATTTCTCTGTGATTTGTTCAGATGTATCTGCATTGCTATCAGTTGAAACTGGTGTTCTAGTACCAACTACTATTTGTTTACCTGTATCATTATTAATCTGATTATATACATTCGCAACAGTTGGGACAACTCCTAAATTAAGTTGTATCATTTGCCTGCCATATTGCTGAGTTAAGAATGATGTTAACTTAGCATTCTTAATAATTTGAGTGGCATCAGCTTTATTGTATAATCTTAATACATAATTAATTGAAAATGAAATTGCAGAGTTTGCATTTTTAATAATTGGCCTAAATAATATAGGTTCATCAAAATCTTGAGTCTGTGAAATTACCTGGAAGCTTGTTTGTGTAAATACTGTTCCTATTTGTTCTGTTACACTTATTTCATGAAATACTACATAATCCCCACCTCCTGTTGAATTTAACTGTGCAATAAAATTAGCAAAAGTGGATCCTGTAACTTCTCCTGATAATTCAAAGTAATCACCTGCTGTAGATTGTATTACCTTAGCATATAAGTTGTCATAGATATCTCTATTTAATATTGATACAGAATTAATTTCTTGCATCTCATAAAAGCTATATGCATTTTGTACAATAGTTTCATAAATTCCACTAACCTTTAATGTTATTGGTGGTGACGGTAAAAATCCTTGGCCTTCCGTTATCTTATAAGCCAAACCATTTGAATCTGTTGCATCAAACAATTCATTTGCATAAAACAGTGAAGGTATTTTCCATTCAATATAACTAGCATATAATTTATCAGCTAACAATAACGGATCAGGATTTAAAGTTGGTGTATCCAATTTACCAAAATTAACTGATGCAAAGTTAAGCATTACACCATCTCTTCTTGGTGCCAACACCTCGGCAACCAGACCATCATATCCAGCAAAATTATATCCTGCTACAAAATGAAGTCTTACTGTGTCATATTCTATATTAAGATTAGGACTAAACGTTTGTTGGAGATTTGCAGTATCTGTCAAGAAATTTACTGAATCATTATAAGGAACTCCAATGCTAGTATTTAATGAAACATACTGTGTTTTATTAATGTTATTAGTAACAGCAGATTTATCTCGGTAATTACCTTGATCTGTCCACAGTTGTGGTATTGCTGGTGAATCATCTACGTCTGTATTAAATAGATAAGTACCTTTAGTTTGTGTGTCTCTCATCAACTCTATTGGATAAGTTCCAGTATTAAAAGTTGTTGGCGCAGTCTGACTAGTATAGATGTATTCTATAAGTATGCCTTCCGATATTTGTATAAACCTTGATGATTCCATTCTATTCTATTTATTTACCATTGTAAAAGCTTTGGATTCCATGAAACACCAAGTCCTATATACGGACCAAATGTTCCATCACCTGATATTCCCATTCCTAAATTGATCCCAAAACCAAATGGCTTTCTATTTTGCAACTGAAGGCTTTTAAATTCAGAGCTTTTTCTATCAATCATTATTCCTTGTGTATTATTAAAAGTAGTTCCTGGATAATCAGAAATTAATTTAATAAAAATTTCTTTGGTTTCCATGTCCTGTGATAGCGTAGCATCTAACCATATATTTTGCTTAAGTCCAATTGTTGCAGATCCAAAAGTTAAACTATCTACAAATCTATAAGGTAAATCTACATCTATAGATCTTGAACTCTTTTGCCAATTATTTAATGATGTAAAACTTAATATAGAATTAAAACTTTGTTTGCCTTGTTTTATTAAAGTATCTTTAGTTATAACTGGTACTTTAATAATCTTTTCTTCTATTATAGTTTTATATTTAACAATAGTAATAGGAGGTCTTCCTTGTTCATAGTCTAAACTATCTCTTAGCTGTTCTAATGATAAAGTTAATCCTTTAATTTCACCAACTGACTCACCTTTCTTATTTACATAATTTTGTATAGTATCATTGGCTGCAGTTAAATTATTCTGAAACCTGGTTACTTCACCCTTTGCATATTCGGTTTCATTACACTGCCTAACTAATAAAAATAATAGCACTACAATACCACCCAACAAAAACATTCTTGTGTTCTTTGGGTCTGTTAGAATACCCAGAATATTTTTTAAAATTAATATCATTCTTTTATATACTTAAGTAGCTTATTAGGTGTTACCTCGGACGCTCCATATTTTTTTGCAATTTTTTGAATAAACTTAGTTTCTTTATTTTTCATGGCATCTACTTCTTCAAAGAGTCCATCTCGTTTTTTTGCTAAACTTTGAATACTCTTTTGCATTAGATCTAGGGAAAGTTGAATTTCTCTATACCTAATTATAAAACCATTTAAATCTTTTATTTCTTTCTCTGTCATTTTGTTATCTTATTAAGTGTTTAATGTTCTTGATGTGTTAATACCCAAAGCCTTCGCTTCTAGTATTCTCCAGCCATATTGAATGCATCCATTTACACCACTAGTTCCGTATGCCCCAGCGTTATCTTTAGTCCATGTTTTCTGTAAACCACCGTCCCATACCATATTTATTACTATTGACTGTGTAATATTTAAATCAGCATCACCACCGGTAGTTATGTTTTGGAGCTGATGGTAATTTCTCTTTCCATCATTACCGCCAAACCCAGCAGTATTAGTAGGGACTCCGTTATTTTGATCATACCAACCAGTACTAGCTAAAGCAGCAGGAGTTAAACCTGTTCTCATGACAGGAATATTTAATCTTATATTTCCATACCAGTAAGCTTCAAAACCAACTTGAGGATTACCTTCTGTAAAACCTGCTCTTAATGCATAATTATCAAAAAACACAGTAACCTGTTGGCCTGGGTATGATCCAATTGGAAATTGAAAACTGTTATCTACATTAGGTGGTGTACTTGGTGTTGTTTGTGGTGCTGAAGCTACTGTAGTTCTTCGTCCTACACCATTACCAAAGGAAAGTACTACTATAGGTTGAAGCTGATCTGTGGTTGGCATGCCAATGACCAAGGGCTGATCATCTTGGAGCGATACATCACTCCTGTAATCAAAACCATATTGCGGACCGCTAACAGCAGAACCTGCTGGAAAATTAGTTTGGTTAGCCAGCGTTGGTGAACTACCAATTGGCTGTGCATATGTGGTCGCAGAAGTGAGCTGATACGGTTGTTTGTTTCCAGCAGCGTTATGTCTACTACTTCTTTTCCATACGAATATTCCTGCTACTGCAGTCTTATTCATATTAGTACTAAAGTTTTCAAAGTATGGGTTAATATTAGACGCATTAGTTCTAACCGAAAAACCTAATGTGCGATCTACTGCATTAGTATTTCCAAATACGTATGGGACTATTGGTTGTGTTTCATTACCTAAAACCACAGCAGCTGCCCGAGGTTCTCTATATGGTAATTCAGCTGTATTAGTTCCTGCAACTTGATTTAAAGATTCCCATGCTTCATACCTAAATCCAGGTTTAACTCGAACAACTTTAGCACCGCTTGGCCCAGTATCAACTCTCCTAAACATACCCTCTGCATTGTTTACAGGTATTGCGGCTAAACTATTGTATTGGCTAGTCACTGCATTTTGTAGCAGACTTAAACCACCACCTGAACCAGCCCAAGTTTGTGTTCCTACAAATCTTGTAACTGGTTCGTTACCAGTATTAGGTGTAAAATCAAGACTAATTCTAGGGAGATTTGAAGGACCTACTCCTTGGTACTCTAACTTAATTTGGTTATTACTCTGGAGTATTACATTTCCTAAGTTTACAGAACCTAAACTTGGTCCCATTTTATTTTGTATAGTTATATTGCTTCCAATCAAACCAGCCGGAAGACCAGTCTCATTCTGGCTAATATCAATATCACCCTTTGCAAACATATCAATATCACCATCTCCACCACCACCTGCGGCAATAGCTATATCAGTTTGTGCACTTATTACTATTTCAGAATCTGCAGATATTTGTACTTCATCATCAGAATCTACAAAAATAGAAGTACTATTGGTTGTAATAAGAGATATGTTCCCGGCCGAAGAAGTAAGAGATATGGCCCCAACTGAATTGGCAAGTATACCACCACTGCCTGATGTTAAGTCAATAGCACCATTAGATCCACTTACTGCAGTGTCTAATATTAATTTCCTACCAGAGTATAAGGCAACATCTTTAGTCGTAGAACTAATCATTCTAATTTCTCCTGCCTGTAGTTGCCAATTACCAGTTTGTAATCCTTGGTTTGTGACTAGCGTAATGTTAGCAGTATTACCAG